TTGACTGATGCTGAAAAGAATAGGCTTAAAAAGGTTGGTCTGTCTGGATTAAATAAACCCAAAAGAACTCCCAAGCACCCTACAAAGAAAGCAGTTGTTGCGGTGAGGGACGGGCAGAAAATGAAGATCATCAGGTTCGGTGATCAGAAGATGGGTCATAACTATTCAGCAGAAGCTCGCAAAAGTTTCAAGGCTCGCCACGGAAAGAATATAAAAAAGGGTAAGACCTCAGCCGCCTATTGGGCTAATAAAGTTTTTTGGTCCGGCAAGGGCGGTAGCAAGAAGAGTCCGCCCAAGGGTCAAAAGCAGAAGTTTGGTAAAGGCTGATGGCCATTAGTCGCGCCCAGACGGGCAAACAAATTCAAAACGCCCCCAGCAGTAAAAAGAAAAAGCAAGCCAAAGTCTCCAAAGTTATGAAGGAGTTTAAGAAAGGCAAGCTTAAGTCTGGGGGTTCGGGGAAGAAGGTTAAGAAAAGAAAGCAGGCGATAGCAATAGCTTTATCTGAAGCAGGTCTTTCCAAGAAGAGGAAGAAGTAGATGGCCACTAGCGGGACATTCGCATTTAACTTAGATCTGGGCGAGGCCATCGAAGAAGCTTTCGAGAGGGCTGGCTTAGAGCTTCGTAGTGGGTATGACTACAAGACCGCTAGAAGAAGCATTGATCTGCTTATGCTTGAGTGGCAAAACCGCGGGTTGAATCTGTGGACCGTTAAGTTCGGCACACAGGCTTTGACCTCTGGCACGGGCTCGTACACTTTAGACGGCAAGATATTTGACATTGTAGAGGCGTTTCTCCGCACAGATGCAGGGGATACAGATAGTCAGTTTGACCAAAGCATGACTAGGATATCTATTAGCCAGTACGCCCATCTGTCAAACAAGCTTACCGAATCAAAGCCATTAGAGTATTACGTTGAAAGAACTCCGACAGGAATAGTTGTAAACCTGTGGCCCGTCCCGGATAGCCAAGAGACTTACACGTTTGGCTACTACTACATGGAAAGAATTGAAGACTCTGGTAAACCAGCAAGCAACAACATGGATATACCTGCTAGGTATTTGCCGTGCTTGGTTTCTGGGCTTGCGTATAGTCTGTCTGTAAAATACCCAGAAGCGTCAGCCAGATCTACGCTGCTTAAAGGCGAGTACGAAGAGCAATGGAATCTTGCTTCTGATGCAGCAAGAGAAAAAGCTTCCTTGTTTGTTGTGCCGGGAGGGTATCAATTTTGAGTTATGCAAGCGGCAAGTATGCATTTGGATATTGCGATAGGACGGGGTTTAGATATCCCAAGAAAGATCTTGTTCCACAGATCGTTAACCAAAGACCGACTGGCTTGCTAGTTGGTAAAGACGTTGTAGATCCTGATCAGCCTCAGTTACAGCTAGGCCGGGTCAGGGTGGATGATCCGCAGGCGTTAAGAAATCCAAGACCAGATCAGTCCCTAGAACAAAGCAGAAAGTTTTTCGCCTTTGACCCCGTAGGTGGTGGTGTCACCGCTCTAGGCAGCAGAACTGTTGGTTTAGATATTGAAGGCCAAATAGGCAATGTAACGGTGACAACGTAATGGCATGGACGTTTACAACCCTTAAGCAGGCAATTCAGGATTACACGCAGAACAGCGAAACAACCTTCGTCAACAACCTGTCTGTGATTATTACGCAGGCTGAGGACAGAATACTTAAGTCTGTTCAGCTGCCAGATTTTAGAAAGAACTCTACTGGGACCACTACGTCAGGCAATCAGTATTTATCCACGCCTAGTGATTTCTTGTCTCCGTATTCTTTGGCCGTAGACAATACTGGCTACGAGTATCTGATGTTTAAGGACGTTAACTTTGTTAGAGAGGCGTATCCACAGTCTTCGACGCAGGGTGTGCCTAAGTATTACGCGCTGTTTACAGATGCAAGCTTTATCCTTGGCCCAACCCCGGCCAGCAACTATACGGTAGAGCTGCACTACTTCTATAAGCCTGAGTCTATTACGGTGGCTAGTTCAGGCACTAGCTGGCTTGGCGATAACGCAGAAAGCACATTGCTGTATGGCTCTTTGTATGAAGCGTATACTTTCATGAAAGGAGACCCCGACATGATGCAGTTGTACGCAGGAAGATATGAAGATGCCCTTGCTAAGCTAAAAGCTCTTGGCGAAGGATACAGCACAACAGACAACTACAGGTCTGGGTCTGTTAGGGCTGCTCGATAATGTTTGATATCTCAGTAGCGCAGGTAGGCACCGTAGAGGTAAAGACAACAAATCAACAAGGGTTCCCCGTGGAGCATTGGGCTGAACGGGCAACCAACTCAATCATATCTGTTGGGGGCAATAGCCACCCATTAATATCTGAGCAAGCCGAAGTGTTCAAGGATCAGATTCGGCATGTCATTGCTTTTTATATGCAAGAAGCTATCAACAGCAACAAGACAACGATGATGGCAGAATTAGAATCCAAGGGCTATCCAGAGATAGCGGATATAATCAGGAGTTTGTAATGGCTATTACACAAGCAATGTGTACCTCATTCAAAAAAGAGTTGCTGACTGCAACACATGACTTTACGACTGCGAGCAATGTTTTTAAGTTGGCGTTGTACACAAGCAGCGCATCTTTGGATGCAGCCACCACTGCTTATACTTCTTCTAATGAAGTCAGCGGTACTGGGTACACAGCAAAAGGAGCTTTCTTGACGAGTGTTACCCCTACCAGCTCTGGTACTACAGCCCTTACGGACTTTAACGATCTTACGTTTTCCAGCGCATCTATCACGGCAAGAGGTGCCTTGATATATAACGAGGCCGCAACCGGAGATCCAAGCGTTTGTGTTTTAGACTTTGGGGCTGATAAAACGTCTACCGCTGGCGACTTTACTATTACATTTCCAACAGCAGACGCGAGCAACGCAATCATAAGGATTGCATAGGATTAGCATGTGGCTGATGTCACGGTTGCGTTTCAGGGCTGGAATAGCTCAAATCAAGGCTGGGGCGAGGCTGGCTGGGGAGAAAGCACCCCTCTTGCTGGCGCAACAACGCAACTCGGCTCTGTCACGGTTACAGCAGATGCGAACGTTTCTGTCACCGGGGTATCGGCAACATCAGCTCTCGGCAGCGTTACGGTCACCGCAGATGCCAATGTATCACCTACTGGAGTCTCTGCGACAGGATCTGTCGGGTCGGTCACGGTCACAGCAGACGCAAACGTCAGCCCAACAGGAGTCTCGGGAACATCGGCTGTCGGCACTGTTTCTGTATCCGCTGACGCTAATGTCTCGGTTACAGGCGAGACTGCCACAGGGTCTGTTGGATCGGTCACTGTTACAGGAACTGCGGTTGTTTCTCCGACAGGTGTTGCTGGAACTTCGGCAGTCGGCAGCGTCACGGTGGGCGGCGATGCAAATCTATCGGTTACGGGCGTTTCTGGGACAACTGCTCTCGGGACTGTTAGCGTTGCTGGTAATGCTGACGTTTCGGTTACTGGAGTTTCTGGGACGGGGCAAGTCGGAACAGTCCTTATTTGGGACGATATTATTCCAGACCAAGACGCAAACTGGCAGAATATTGCAGCAAGCCAGACACCTAGTTGGTCGGAAATTTCAACAACTCAAACACCAAGCTGGTCGAGCATTGACGATAGTCAAAGCCCGAGCTGGTCAGAAGTAAATGATAGCCAAACACCGAATTGGCAAGAGGTAGCTTAAATGGCAACTTATGTTAATGATCTACGCTTAAAAGAGATCGCTACAGGGGATGAGGCAGGAACGTGGGGAACGTCCACAAATACTAACCTTGAGCTGATTGGCGAAGCTTTAGGTTACGGAACTCAAGATTGTTTTAGCTCAGACGCAGATGCAACGACTACGGTGGCAGACGGAGCCACTGATCCTGCGCGAGCCATGTACTTCAAGGTCACTTCTTCTGCTACGTTAAGCGCAACCCGCACCCTTACTATCGCGCCGAATACTATTTCGCGTGTAATGTTTATCGAGAACGGCACAACCGGATCTCAGTCAATCACAATCTCTCAAGGCTCTGGCGCAAATGTAACGATTGCAACCGGCAAGACCGCAGTCGTTTACCTCGATGGCGCAGGCTCTGGTGCTGCCGTTGTTGACGCAATGGCGCTGGTTGATCCCGGTGTTACAGACACGCTGGCTGAAGTTCTGTCAGCAGGCAACTCTTCAGGCGGTACAGACATCTCAATGACTGCTGGTGACGATATCGTTACTGCATCGGCAGGGACTAACAATTTACGTCTAGGTTCTGGTGCTGGTGCATCTATTGCTTCTGGTGGTAACTACAACACAGTAGTAGGTGACAGTGCTGGCGCGGCGATTACTACGGGTGACAACAATGTCGCCGTGGGTTATCAGGCACTTACCGCAAACACCACTGGCGGGTCAAACACTGCACTAGGCTTAAAAGCATTAAGCGCAAACACCACAGGAGATACTAACGTAGCAGTTGGTAGGGTAGCGTTGGAAGATGCCACGACAGCAACAGGAAACGTTGCTATGGGCTACGGCGCTGCAAGAAACACAACCACTGGTGCTAGTAATGTTGCCCTTGGATATCTTGCATTAGATACAAATACCACTGGCGGTAATAATGTTGCTGTCGGATTTGAAGCGTTAGACGCTAACACCACCGCATCAAACAACACCGCTGTCGGTCATCAAGCTTTAACATCAAACACTACAGGTACTGAAAATGTGGCTGTTGGTAGATTAGCATTAAATGCAAACACTACAGCTGACTACAATACAGCTCTTGGTACTAATACTTTATTTGCAAATACGACTGGAGCTAATAACACAGCAGTAGGTAGAAGTGCGCTTGAGAATAACACAACAGCAGCAAGCAATACTGCTCTTGGATATGCAGCTCTTAATGCAGCTACAACGGGTGCTGAAAACACAGCAGTAGGTTCCGCAGCACTTGATGCGTTAACGACAGGCAGCGGCAACGTGGCAGTTGGGCGTGAAGCTCTTACTGCAAACACAACAGCATCAGAAAACACTGCGGTTGGTAAGCTGGCAATGGCTACAAATACTACAGGAGGGAATAATGTAGCAGTCGGCCATGACTCGTTGCGGCTAAATACAACAGGCGGTAGTAACGTAGCGGTTGGTGTTGATGCGTTGCGGTCAAACACTACTGCATCTAACAACATAGCGGTTGGTTTTGAGTCGCTAGATGCAAATACAACTGGTAATGAAAACGTTGCTGTCGGATATAGCGCACTATCTACTAATGCTGTAGGCGATAGAAACGTAGCACTCGGTAATAACGCTCTTACTGCTTTTGCACCTACAGGTAACGTAGATTCCTACAACGTGGGTGTTGGTTATAATACTGGTGCTGCACTGACCACAGGAATACAGAACACCGCCATAGGTGGCTTGGCTTTAGATGCTGCAACTACTGCTGATGCTAATGTCGCAGTTGGTTATCGGGCACTAACAGAAACAACCACAGGTGTTGACTTAACCGCTGTGGGCGCAAATTCTCTTGATGCTAACACAACAGGAAATTACAACACTGCTGTCGGAACAAACTCACTAGGGGCAAACACAACAGGTGCTGAAAATACCGCCGTGGGCACTAGCTCCGCAAAAGCAATCACTACAGGGTCAAATAATACGGCTGTCGGACGTTCAGCTTTATTGTCTGCTACCACAGCAACTAATAACACCGCGATAGGCGCTGATGCCTTCCAAGCCCTGACAACAGGAGCGCAAAACACTGCTATTGGTAAAGGCGCAGGTATAGCTTTAACTACAGGAAATTATAACGTCTTTGTTGGTGACTCTGCTGGTGACGCTGTAACAACCGCAGACAACAACGTAGCTGTTGGAAAAAATGCCTTAACTAATACTACTACAGGAACAAATAACATAGCTCTTGGCAGTCAAGCAATGGAAGAGAACACTTCGGGACACTCCAGTGTTGCTATTGGCTATCAAGCTCTGCTTTCACAAACAACAGGAAACCACAACATAGCCATAGGCAAAAATGCCTTAGATGCTGTGCAAAGTGGCGATAGAAACGTTGCAATAGGTACTAATGCCCTAACAAACCTAAACCCTGCCTCTAGCCAAGATATGTACAACATAGCGATTGGCTATAGTGCTGGTAACGCAATGTCTACTGGGATCAACAACACCATCATGGGTGGTCTTGCTGGTGATGCTATAACTACAGCTAACAACAACGCCGCTTTTGGCTACTCAAGTCTCGGCGCAAATACTACTGGCGCTGAAAACACTGCAATAGGTACTCAAGCTCTTAAAGCTGTAACTACTGGCGAAAACAATGTTGCTGTAGGTTTTAACTCAGGTATCGCAGTCACTACGGGAATACGCAATATTGCTGTAGGTGGTTATGCTGTAAGTGCTGTTGATTCTGGTAATTACAACATAGGTATTGGTTATGAGTCGCTGTTGACAGAAACAAAGGGTAACAAGTCAGTTGCTGTTGGTTATGCTGCTTTAAAAACTCAAAACTCT